AAGTTTCATTAAAAGACTTAGTCGCAAGAATGCCAGAGTTAACCAGAAGTTACACGGCAGAAGACTTTAACCAGGGAATCGATCCTGGTTATCAATTCCGTTTAGCCCAGGGCCAAAAAGCTTTAGAAAATCAATATAACCGCGGTGGTGGCCTTGTCAGCGGAAACGTCATGCAAGGAATGCAAGACTACACCCAGGGCCAAGCTTCCCAGGAATTTGGCGCAGCTTTTGGGCGTAACACAACCAATCAAACCAACATTTTTAACAGGCTGAAGGGCATTGCCGACATGGGTTTAAGCGCCACGGGAACAACGGCTAATGCTGCCACAAGCGCGGGGCAAACAATTGGATCGGCGCAAATAGGCGCTGCCAACGCTGAAGCTGCTGGTATTACTGGACAGGCAAAGGCTTACGGCAACACCTTACAGGGAATGGCTAACTACGGAACACTTCCGATGTATATGAATGGCGGTGGCGGACAGCAATCACCTTATAGCGCCTTTTATGTTGGCGGCGGTGGTGGTGGTGGCGGTGGTGCTGCTATGCCTATTACTGGCGCAGCCCGTCCAGCTTACCTAGATGGCGCACAAGGCATTCAGTTAAAGCTATAAGGAATCGACATGGCAACATACGTTAGCAATCCCCCGCAAATGTACGAAGGTCCGCAAGTAATGTCTATTGGAGACATGATTAATACTGCCCGCGCTGGGCAAGCCTACCAACAATCACAACAAATGAACCCTTTGGCGGTTCAGCAGCAGCAGCAAGTAGTAGCTAAAAGTGGAATTGAATTAGGCCAGCTGCAACAAGTCGATAGAGAACGTAAAAATCTGCAAGAATTTTTTGCTAACCCTGACAACTTCCAAACTAACGGAAGAATTGACATTGACAAAATTAACAAGGTAGTTCCAACAATAGCGCCTTACACGGGATCGGAATACGTTTCTAAATATACGACTTTGGGCAAAGCTCAAACGGACGCTATTAGCGCAAAACAAAACTTGACGCAAGACCAGCGGGCCATGATTGCCCAAAGATTTTCTATTCTTGGTCGCCTGGGCGTAGATAAGGTAGAACCATATATCCAAGAAATGGATATGATGATCAAGGAAAATCCAGACAATCCTGATTATATTAGGCTGCTAAATTCTTACAAAACTATTTGGCAAACCGAAATGAAGTCAGGTCCAGATTTGCCTGGTAAGGCTATTGCTGGCGCACAAACATTGCTAACCCCAACTCAGCAGCAGTCACAACTTGCACCGTCAATTAGTGTGCAAGACGGAAGAACGGTTATTACTAAGCCTAGCGTTGGCGCACAACCGCCAGCTGCAGAAGTTGGAATTGCTGGCGGTTTACAACAAGGCAGTCCAAAAGAACTGCCAACCGCTGGAACTGAAGTCGCCCCAGGAATGCGAATTCCTTATGCCGTTCGTTCTGCTGCACAGCCTTACATTCCAGAACCAGTAGAAGCTAAAGATACAGAATCAGGTGCAGCTTACCGTGACACATTGGTTAATCAACAATCGGCATTGTCTACTAACCGAAGAAACGTGGAAGAAACAATTGGACAAGCGCAAAAAATATATAAAGATTTATATTTTACTCAAGGTGGCGTAGCTGGCAATCTTGAGCAAAAAATTAGAACCGCCGTTGCTAGCGCAGAATACAAGCAATTAGCAAAAGATTTAGCTCAAATGCAGCTATCAAATTTAAAAATTATGGGTCAAAGTGGAGGAACGGTTGCTGGCATAGATTTAAATAAAGTTGCCTTTGGTGATATAACCGTGCCGCCAGATGTTTTGATAAAAATTGCCCGCAGAGCGCAATCGGATTTGACTAGCTTAGATATGCAAGCCCAAGGCGCACAGCAATTTAAACAACGGTTTGGCGACAACAACATGAAGGCCTATCAACAAGCCTGGAATGCCAACGCTGATAGCAAAATTTTTGAAGCAATGAATTTAACTAAAGACATTGATGATCCAGCTCAATTAAAAACAGAACTGGATAGACTGTTTCCGTCAAAAGCAAAACACGATGAATTTTTAAAGAAGTATAGAAACCTTAAAAGATTATCTGAAACAGGGACGCAATAATGGATGTTTTAGAACAATATCTAAGCGGCGGCAAAACAGCTGCACCGTCCACGCCTGGGCGGTCCGTTGTTACAGATCAATTGCTGGATAGCTTAAAAAAGGTCGAAAGCGATAAAGACCCGTACGCCCTAAACAAGCAGTCCAAAGCAATGGGCGCATACCAATTTATGCCAGAAACCGTGCAAATGTTGCACAAGCAAGGCATGGAATTTAATCCGTTTAATGAAAAGCAAGCCAGGGAAGCGGCGCGTACCTACCTGGGCCAATTGGTCGATCGCAATGGCGGTAACGTAGATAAAGCCCTGGCGCAATACGGGGGGTTTATAACAAAAAACCCAGCTGAATACGTTGGCAAGGTAAAACAAGGCGCGGTCCAGACCGCAGCGCCAGCGGCACAAACAACGCAACCAGTATCTAGCGATCCGCTAGAAAACTTCTTTGCGGGCAAAACACCCGCAGCTGCACCAGCTCAACCGCCAGCGCAACCGCCAATCCAGCCGCCAGCGCAACCAGTTCAAACTGTAGCGCAGCCAGTAGCAGCCCCAGCTGTACCTGGTCAAGCTCCGCCATCCCGAATTGCCGACATAGCATCCCAGACATTTAATAGGTATCAAGACGTAAAAAGAAACCTGGGAGAACGAGCTGCTGGGGCTATCGATACCGCTTATGGCGCAATTGTGCCTACGGCCTACGGTGCGGTTATGCAAGCTATGGCTAGACCTGGAACTACACCCCAAAGGGCGGAAGAAATAGGACAGGCTGCAGCTGCTTCTATCGATAAGCCCTTGGGCAAAGCGATGGGCATTACTGGCAGAGAAGCCTATCAAAAACCATTAGGTGGCATAACCGAACCTATTGCCCAGCAAGTTAACAAAATGTTTAATGTCCTGGGAATGACTCCAGAACAAATTTCTGAGAAAACAGGCATAGCCCCCCAAGACATTAGAAACATGGTTGTCATTGGTTCTGCAGCTATCCCCCAGGCGTTAAGAGAAGCAGCGCCAGTAGTTTCCCAGGTCACCAGGCCAATACGCGAAGCAGCTAAAGAATTGGAAATAGTTCGACCTGGTCAACTGACAAAAGAGCAAATGCAAGCTCAGTTTGAAGCTGCACAAGGCAAAGTGCCAGCTGGCAGCGCGGGCGCGGCTGCAGCACAAAACAATCCTTACTTTGGCAAGATCACGGGCGAAGAAACAGTCCGCGGTCAATTTCCCCAGGTCAAGCTATCCAAGACTCCGACCGATGTGCCAATGAACGAACAAATGCTTCGATCGCAAATAGCCCAGGAAATCATGCCAGGCGAAGGTGTTCGACCAGGCGTTGTTACTGGCAACGAAAACCTATTGCGTAATGAATACACAAAGGCAAAATTAGAAACAGATGAAGGTCGATTGTTTAAACAACAAATTGCCAATGAGCAAACAGCGTTGTCAAGATTTGCCGAAGAACGAGTAAACGCTACTGGCGCGTCTAAAAGTTTAATTAATGATGAACAGCGGGGCGGTCGAATAAATGATGTGCTATACGGCGCAAGTGCTGATGACATAACGCCTACCAGCATCATGGGTTATTTGAACCTAGCAAAAAAACAAGTTTACGATTCCGCATATAAAAAGGTTGGAAACAATCAAATCAAAACATCTAACGTTGATGAATTATTAAAAAATCCACAATGGGCTGCTGGATTAAAAATTAAAGGCGTAGAAGGCGTTCAGTCCGCAGCAAAAGATTATTTGAACCTGGCTAAGACCGTTGGGTTTGAAGATGTAGTAAGCGGCATTATGCATCCGCCTGGTTCTGTCGCCGCTTATGATGCGGTGCGAAAAGCAATAAACGCCGATTGGACTCCGCAAAACGCAAATGCAATCCGTAGGGTTAATCAAGCAATAGACAAAGACATAGCCGCGGTTGCTGATCCAGCTTTATACAAATTGGGCGATCGCATACACGAAGCGGAAAAAACCCTTTTAGGATCAAAAGGGATTAAAACGTTATTTGGCGAAGTAGATAAAAACGGGGTAGTTACTTCTTCTACGCCTTTGGAAAAAATACCATCCAAATTAAATAACTTGCCTAAAGATCAATGGCGGCATATTAGAGACACTTTAAACGACCTGGCAAATGGTCGGGTAAGGGGTGCGCCAGAAGGAATGCCGCCAGTACCGCCTGAGTTGATACAGTCAGCGAAGGCCGCGGTTGCTGAAATTGATGGCGCATTGGCCCGTGAAGTCCAAAAAGCTGGCGGATCAAAAATGGGCGAATGGAATCAGAATTCAGCAAACAATGTTATGAATTCCGTTGTAGGACAAAAAATCCTAGAAACATTTCCCCCTGGTGAAATACAAAAATTCCATACATTAAATTATGCTGGTCAATTAATGCCTGGCATACACGGCTACGAAGGAGCTGCATTACAGGCTAGAAGAGTTGGAATAATAGAACGTAGTTTGCCTGGAATCGGCGCTGCAGCTGGTGGTGCTGTTGGCGGATTTTTTGGTGAAGTCCCAGGCGCAGCTGTTGGAACATTTTTAGGCCGTGAAGCGGGCGCAAAAAGACAGGCCAAACAAGAAGCTAAAGCAGCAGAAAAAGCAGCTCAACAAGCCGAAAAAGAAATGCAAGAAGCCGCTAAACTTGGCAAACAAACAGGCCAAAACAAAGCTAGCGATATGCTAAACAAGAAATAAGGATCAAACATGGCAGTCAATCTTTCGCCAGTAGGCAACGGTCAACAATTCTTTAATAACAACGGCGTTCCGCTAAGTGGTGGCTTGTTGTATACCTACCAGGCTGGTTCTAGCACCCCTTTGGCGACTTACACCGACATAAATGGCATAACTGCTAACGCTAACCCTATCGTTATGGATTCCAGCGGTCGCCTGGCAAACGAAGTTTGGTTGACCTACGGATTTAATTACAAGTTTGTTTTACAGACTTCGGCAGCTGTAACCCTGGGTACTTACGATAACCTTTATGGAATTATTGGTGTAACTGTTACAAGCACGGGAACAACTATTCCTTTGGGCGTAATCACCCTTTGGTATGGATCGATTGGCAGCGTTCCTACTGGCTGGTATTTGTGCGATGGATCAAACGGTACACCTGATTTGCGTAATCGATTTATTGTTGGCGCTGGATCGACTTATTCGGTAGCTGCAACGGGCGGATCAACCGATGCGGTGGTGGTAACGCACACTCACACGGCAACTTCGACATCTACTGTTACTGATCCAAGTCACACACACGGAGGTGGATATTTAAGGTCAGATGTTTCTGCCTCTGCTGGCCCAACAGGAGGAACTACTGCTTATGGGCAATCAATTCCAAGTGCAACAACTGGAATTACCGTGGCTACCACAACCACAAACGCAAGCGCTGGCGTAAGCGGCACAAATGCCAACTTGCCGCCTTACTATGCCTTGGCTTACATAATGAAGTCTTAGATGAAAATGATTAGCGAAACAGAAGCTAAATTGTTAACACACGAACAATTATGTGCCGAACGGTATAAGAACATAGAACAAGCTTTGTCCGTTGGCGAAAAGCGCATGACAAAAATTGAATACCTTCTTTATGCCGTAATGCTTTGTGTGCTGCTAGGCCCAGGCGTGGCTGCCACGTTCATTCAGAAGTTTTTTGGCCTATAGGATGTGTTCGATCCGCTAACCATTGGGGCGGCGTTTAAGGCCATGCAGCTGGCCTATGACGGAATCATGTATTGTTGCGATGCATTAAACCAGGGTAAAGTAGCCGTTCAAAAGGTGAAAAAGGCCACGGATGACATTAAGACAATTACCAACGAAGCCAGGTCAATCTGGGGATTCTTTAAGGGACTCTTTAGCCCAGCCGAGCCACAACCAGAAGCTAAGCCTTTGGTCAAAAAGAAGGAAACCTACACAACCCACATCCCCAACGAAGCAGAAATCGTCCAGCAATTTATTGGGCACTTAGGGGCATTTTTCCGTCACCACAAGGAATTGACCGAATATGTGGAAGTCAAATACGAACAAGTTTTCCGCAGCATTGATCCTGATCCAGAAGACATATTAGAGTTAAGCGTATACAAAAACGAGCTGGACCAGGCGTATGTAAGGCTGTCGGGCATGATGCGCGGGGCTAGTGTGCCTTACCAGCTAGGACCGCTTTGGGAGAACTACAACAACATATATTCCAAGGTCCAGGCAGAACAGCAGAAGCGGAAGGAACAAATTAGAATCCGAAGGCAAAAAGAAGCTTATCAACGCGAAAGGTTTAGGCAAGAAAAAGTGGAATTAGTCATTGGCGTGTCCGTGGTGCTAATCATTGTTTCTTGGCTTTATGCCCTATGGATAAATTCATTTACAGAGGGGTTTTAATCCTGGTTTGCATAATGCTAACCATCGTGCTAATCATTTCGCCCGTGTTGATAATGATGTGGATCAAAATCCAAAAAGCAGAAATCAGGATCGAGAAAAAAGAAAAACAGATCAACCGACAACTAAGACTACTCGAAAGGCAAAGCAATGAATGACTTATTCAATATTCTCAAGAGTTTCGCACCCACGCTGGCAACTGCTGTGGCTGGTCCTTTGGGTGGTGCTGCTGTTACCGCCTTGGCTTCTAGGCTTGGCGTTTCTGATTCCGTGGATGCTGTCGCAAAAGCTATTGCGGGTGATCCAGCTGCAGCTCAAAAAATTGCAGAGCTAGAGCTGGAAATGACAAAGGTTGCGGCGGATGTAATTAAAAATGAAAATAACAATATTACAGAGCGCTGGAATGCAGACATGGCTAGCGACTCCTGGTTGTCTAAAAACATTCGCCCTATGAGCCTTATTGCTATTTTTGTGGGCTATTTCCTTTTTGCCATGATGTCGGCCTTTGGTTACAACGCAAGCGAAAGCTATGTAATTTTGCTGGGCAATTGGGGACAATTAATTATGGGGGCTTATTTTGCTGGTCGAACCGTAGAGAAATTAGCGGAAATGAGGAAAAAATGAACCTATCCGAACACTTCACCCTGGAAGAAGCTACTTATAGCGAAACCGCTATCCGTATGCACATTGATAACCAGCCCGATGAACGTCAACTGGCAAACATGAAATCGGCAGCTGAACAATTGGAGGCGGTCCGAAATGTCACAGGCGCTCTTCGTGTTAATTCTTGGCTACGCTTGCCTAATGTCAACGTGGCTGTTGGCGGTTCTAAGGTATCCAGCCACATGGATGGTTGGGCTATTGACTGCTCTTCTTCTGCTCACACTCCTTACGAAGTATGTCAGCTTGTTATAAAAAATGGCATCAAATTTGACCAGCTCATACATGAATACGGTCGGTGGATGCACATATCGTTTGCGCCTGAAATGCGCCAGCAATCGTTAACTATCTATAAGCCAGAAGGCAAATACAAGATTGGCATTTTGACAGAAGCCGAATACAAAAATAATTAATCCTTTTCCACGCTAAACCAGAGTACGGCGATTATTACGCCGACTCCGATACAAGCGCCAACCAGCAGCAGCACAATAATGGTTAGTATGCTTTCCATCATGTGTTTTTCTCCTTAATATTCCAACCAACCAGTAATGATGTACTTATCGTTTGATATAGGTGGGTTACCACGATGAGTATGTGTATATGTTGCGGGCCACAAAACAAAAGTTCCTGTTTCTGGTTTTAATCTTTTATGTTCATACAAAAATTCTGTTTCGCCACCTTCATCTATATCGTTTAAATAAAACATAAAAGCCATAAGCCGATTAGCAGTTTTCCTAGTATCGTTTTCAAAATGCCATAAATGATACCCACCACCAATATTTGTTTTTTGCAATCTTAATCCGCAACTAATATGCTTTTGATTCATTAGTACAGAATAAAAATTTATGTATTCGTTGTAGCATTTATCTATGGCTAAATTTATTGGAACAATCATTTCTTGTGGTGTATGTAATAAATTCCAATCGTGATACATAAAAATTGTTTCATCATTTTTAAGATGTGTTGGCCCATCTTGCATTTGTTGCCTAGACAACGGCTTATTAAAAGTTTTAGTCAATTCAAAATAATCTATACAAGTTTTACAAACTTCTTTTGATAAAGCGTTCTTAAATATGCCAATATAATTTTCAATAATCATGGTTTTTTTCTAATTTAGCTAACCGATCGCCCAGCTCACGGATTAGCGCCCTGGCAAACGTTAATTCTTCCATTAAGTGCAAGTAATCGTGCGTGGATTTCTTATTCATGTCCCGCACATATTCTTGTTTAATGCGCGATTCCATTTCTATCCGATTAAATTCTTCGTCTTCTGGTGTCATAACAAAACCCTTTGCTTTGGTGCGATCTGCCATTCACGTTCCAGGCGATTAGATTTTGACTTAACCACGTTGCCCGTCAAGCAGATTTCCCCTTCCCTTTCCAGCTCATGCAGCCGCCTAGCAACTTGCATGGACTCCAGGCCAGTATGGTGGGCAATACCATCTTTGCCCAGGCTGCCGTGTTCTATAAGGCATTGCACGATCTTGGCTGCGTGGGCTTTGGCTAGGTCCTTTGCAGAACCAGCCGCGGCCCAGCTTGTCATCGGATCGCTATTTCTAACCCTTGGATGATCAAGCATGGCAGCTCCTAGAATTTAATATCTTCATATTCACCAGGTCTAGATTCGCCCTGGCGTTCTTCGAATGGTTTCTTTTCATAGCATTGAAACCAACCGTCATAGTCTTTTGAAATCGGCAACGAATCCATTTTGACCGTGAACTGAAATTTTGTTAAATCAATTCCATCTGGACATTCGACACGCAATGTTCCATGTGCTGCCCAAAAGGTTTTTTCTTCACCATTAGCGGTTTTGTAAGTGCGGGCGGGAAATTTTAAATCGTAGGTTTTTTTCATTTTGAATCAATAATTTTGTTTAATTGTTGGACCTGGGCATCAACTTCGGCTAGAAATTTCACAATTTCCGCTTCGATCTCTGCGATATATTTATCGTCACGGTCTACCCGTTTGACAAACAATTGCGCCTTAGATGGCATTCGGGGATCGAACACCACATACTGGCAATACTTACGGTCCGCACAGGCCATTTGGAACTGCATCTGCGTTATGTAACGCTGCGGGACTTTTTGGGTTAGTAGGGCTTCGATCATTCCCTTAGATTCTGGGCATTTGATTTCGATCATGCCTTCGCCATCGTCCAGAAGGCCATCAGGGGACGCGCCAGCCATGTCAATTAATGGATGGGGTATGAACCCCACTTCTTGAACCATCTGGCCCGTGGTGGCTTCAAAAAATCCGCGGGCGTAGGGTTCTTGGTCCACGCCCCATTGCATGGCAGAGCTTGTGAACCCTTCGGCCTTGGTTTTTGTAATACGTTCCAGCACCAGCTGCGCGATGTAGTTTTCGCGGGTGGCTGCATAACCAGTTTTGGTTTTAGCAATTACATCCGCCACGCGGGATGCAGTAACTTTGCCCAGGCGGGCAGCAAACCATTCTTCGGTACGTTGTTCAATTTCATTTGACATTTGCTTTTTCCTTTTTTGCACGATCTACACGGGATTTTTTGGCAGCCATAACTTTGGCTTGCCAGGCCTGGTCGCCGTTGCAAGCTTCAAACGCTGCCTGGTACGCTGCGGTTAACTCTTCGCTGTTACTGGTGGCATCGATTGCAGCCAGGTGGTCCGTCATAACTTTTTCGTTAGCTTTGGCAGCTGGCTTCTTGGCTGCAGCGTTGCCATCATCGTCTTCTGGGGCAATGCCACAGGCAGCCATAAGGCTGTAACGGCGGGCATAGGTCAAAGCGCTAGCGTAGCCCTGGGGATCGTGTTTGACCGCGGGAAAGTGGACAATGCCGCACTCCAGCATTTCGCCAGATTCGTGGACAAACACGGTTTCGACCATTACGCCATCGGTGCAATCGTAATTCTTCTGCAACAAGTAAATGCCGTTATCGTTTAATGCGTCCACAACCGCTTCAACGCAAGCGGATAGGTCAGCGTAGCGGCTGCGGAAATGCGGGTTCGTAGCGGTCTTTAAAGCTGGCCCAAAGGCCTTTTGTGCTTTGACCAGGGCGGTGGCTATGTTTTTCATGTGTGTTTCCTTAGTATGGATATTTAGGACCGCAAGTAACTTCGACAATGGTTTCGACTGAATAGCCGCTAACCTTGCGTTTGGCGTAGATAGGGATGGCCCGCAAACCAGAGGTTTCGCATTGGCGCACCGCATCGATCACCTCATTGCGTCCCATCATTTGGATTTTGGGATCAACAATTAATTCTTGGTTGGGTGCGTTAAATTCAGACACAGGCGCTAACCTGGGTGAAGACGAACAACCAGCTGCAGCCAGCAAAAGTAAAAAAAGAAATTTATTCATGTTAGTTTCCAGTTATAAAAAGGGCGAAGATCAGGCCAGCGACAAAGCCGCTTAACCACAGAATTACCAGGTCCGCCCTGGTCGGGCGTGTTGGCGTGTAAGGGCCTTCAATGGCGTTTTGGGTGTAGTTATCAAGCTTCATAAAATGACTCCAGTTTTTTGGTAGTAACGATCAAGGGCGGCGCTGAGTTTTTGTTCTTCAGCTTCTTCTTTACAAGCTTTGGCGTATGCTGCTTCCAGGGTTTGAATTACAGAATCGCGCAGCAATTCGTGTATTTCTCCGCCGTTGACATACACAAACCAAAGGCTGCCCGTGTATGCTTCAAAGTAACATTCCAGGTCTTGACCTGGTACGTCGTGGTGTTCACAGATCATCTGGTCCAAGTCGGTGTGTTGCATCGGGTAGTTCATGATTGCAACCACTCCTGATAAGTTTTTAGTGGTTGACCGTTGCGAGTAATATCGCCGCCTTTGCCATCATCAGCGCAAGCTAAATAAATTTGATATTCCTGGTCATTTGTCCCACGGGTTTGGGTTTGCCAGAATTCGTTATATTGCAGTTCCATTTGATTTCCTTTTAAAAGACCCTATGCGAAATTGCTGGGGCATGAATGAATGTTAAGCCAACTTATATGATTATTTTCTAGGGATAAACCCTAATACAAAATAAGTTTACTTATGTAAAATGCCAGGCATGACAAAAAAGCATCTTATTCAATTGGTAGGCTCACAGCGTGATCTTGCCAAGCTGTTAGGAATTAGCCAGGCGGCTGTTTCCCAATGGAAAAAAGTGCCACAAGCACGAATCTGGCAGCTGCGGGTGTTGCATCCCGAATGGTTTAACGTAAAATAGTTTTGAACAGGGCTAGATGCGAAGTCATGAGCGCATCGAAAGGGGTTACACCTTCCCCCCGCCTTAGTTCTCTTTTCAAAGGTGGGAAAAAGGTTATGTTATGCATTACTACCAGTTCAATATTGGTGATTACATTAAAAACACTTTGCATTTGTCTTTAGAAGAAGACCTTGCATATAGGCGTTTGCTTGATCTTTATTACGATTCAGAACAACCTATACCTAACAATATCCCAAAGGTTTCCCGTAGGTTAAGGTTGGGTTCTGACGTTATTCAATCTGTTTTAGATGAATTTTTTGAATTGACTGAAGGTGGCTATAGAAACCACAGGGCGGATTTAGAAATTTCTGATTACCACGAATATTTGGCTAAACAAAAAGCCAATGGATCAAAGGGTGGTAGGCCTAAAAAAACCCAACTAGAACCCACGGCTAACCCAAGCCAAACCCAAAATAACCCTAAACAACAACCACTAACCACTCCCATAAACCAACAACCAGTTATTAAAGAAGGTAAACCTTCTTTGTCTGGAACTACGTTCCCGCCTTGTCCACATTCCGAATTATTAAAACTTTGGGAAAAGCATTTGCCACACCTAACCCAGCCAAGAACCTGGGAAGGCAATCGCCAGGCCAATATGCGGCAGCGCTGGGTTCAAGCTGGTAAACCATCGGCCTATTCCCCCGAAGGCTACAAAACCACGGAAACGGGATTGAAGTGGTGGGATTCGTTTTTTGGTTACATAGCCAACGACACCAGCTTGGCTAACGGTTTTGAAACAAAAGGGCGAACGTGGCGGCCCGACCTGGAATGGATTGTCAATGCCACTAATTTTCAAAAAATCATCGATGGAAAGTACGCCAAATGACATTCGCTAAACCTGAGAAAAAACAAGAATCCAGCATGGATGAAATGCAGCGCCTTATGTGTTCCGTGCCTGGCTGCAATAAACGCTGGACCGTCCACATAAGCGGCGACAAGCCCAAATGCTCCCATCACCAATGGTCTGGCGAAAAGCCCAGCCGCAACCCAGCCGCCCTATTGCCTAAAGAACCCAAGACCGTGGCGCAATGGTATGAAAAAGAAGATTTTTAATGAATTACCAAACCGCAAACCTAATCCTGGACCGCGTGGTGGACGGTGAAAGCTATCCGCTTAACATTGTTAACAAAGCTTTAGAAATGACGGGTGATTTAAATGGATTACATGAGGGAATGCGAAGCCAGGGAATGGATCACACGGTATCGCAAGAAGGTGCGGGAAGAAGGCAAGGGGGAAGCGATGGATTGGTGGACTAGAACCCTGGTGGATATTGCCAAGAAACGCGGACAAAAGGCCGCCGACCAGCTGCGCGACAACATGAACAGGCTAAAAAATGTTAATCGTAAACTTTGAAATACCAGGCGATCCCGTCCCCAAGGGCCGCCCCAGGTTTGCCAGGCGTGGAACATTTGTCCAAACCTATACCGATTCCAAAACAATCGAATACGAAACTCGCGTGGCAACCAAAGCACGGATGGCAATTGGTAGCTCAGAACCGCTAAAAGGCCATTTAACCGTGTTTTTATATCTTCGCTATACCGTACCAGCGTCCTACTCCAAAAAACGCACGGAAGCTTGTTTAAACGGTTTGGAATATCCCAAACGCGTAGATTTGGATAATTGCTACAAAAGTATTACCGATGCAATGAACGGAATTGTTTATGTGGACGATAGCCAAATTGTTGAAGCTCACATTTTGAAGTGCTATTCGCTAGAACCTGGCGCAAACGTAATGATCCAGGAAAAAACATGAGAATAGTTTGCTGGTTTTCATGTGGGGCTGCTTCTGCCGTAGCTACTAAATTGGCTATTGCTGAAAATGCGGGCAAATTGCCTTTAATAATTGCCTATACCGAAGTGGCAGAAGAACACCCAGACAACAAACGATTTCTTAAAGAATGCGAAAAATGGTTTGGTCGTGAAATCCAAATTTTGGGCAACGATTTTTATCAACGTTCAATTTATCGTGTTTTTGAAAAAAACTACATACGAACCCCAAAAGGTGCGCCATGCACTCGCGCCCTTAAAAAACAAGTTAGACAGCGTTTTGAAGAGTCAACCGACCGCCAAGTGTTTGGTTATACAGCAGAAGAACAAGCGCGTTTAGATCGATTTATAGACGCAAACAACAATGTAGACATTTGGACGCCTTTAATTGACAAAGGGCTATCCAAAGAAGATTGCCTTGCCATGCTGGAAAACGCCAACATTGAACTGCCCGCTATGTATCGCCTTGGTTATCACAACAATAATTGCATTGGATGCGTCAAAGGCGGTATGGGTTATTGGAACAAGATTAAGATTGATTTTCCAAAACATTTTGATCGCATGGCTAAATTGGAAAGATTTAAAAGCCAAACAATATTTAAAGATCGTTATTTAGATGAATTAAAACCCACGGATGGAAACTATCCACAAGAACAACATATTGAATGTTCTATTTTTTGCCAAATGGCAGAAGAAGATTACAAATGATCATTCAGCTAAACAACCCCCAACAGGCAGCGGTGGTAATGAAGGAAATCTGGCCCAAGGTCAAAGAAGGGCTGCAAGCTGGGCAACGAATGCGCCTGGAGATCAAACAAGCCAGGCGAAGCAGCGACCAAAACGATATGTTTCACGCGCTAATCCACAAAGTTGCAGCTGAGATGAAAAAGGTTGGATCGACCTGGTCCGCGGACGATTGGAAAAGGTTACTAATTGACCAATGGGCACATGAGACAAACCGCAAGCTAGGAAAGATCGCTCCCAGCCTGGACGGTGAACGGGTGGTGCAGCTGGGAATGCAAAGCCACAAATTTACGGTGGAAGAGGGATCAGAATTTATTGAATGGCTGCTAGCTTGGATGGCGCAAAAGGGAATAGAGCATGAAAAAGATGTGCAAGCGGAAAATTTGGTCAACCACGATTAACCCGATCACCCACGCAATTTCTGGCGCTAGGGTTACCGACCAGGCATTGTTGGACAAACTGCGGCTGCGGGAATTAAGCGCGTTTGACGCAATGGTGAAGGGCTGGGGCACGGTTGACGATTGGCGGCTGCTGGTCGACATGATGAACATTGCCGAAATGATGGGCAAAAGCGGTATAGGTCCAGAAGTGCTGCCATATTGCGAACAAGGTTGCCAGGCCATGACCGAAGCAGCCAGGCGCTACCAGCACACTATGAAGATGGGATTGTCTGGCGTTGGCATTAATGCTTTGCGGGAAATCTGCGCCTACCATGATGCCCAACGAACCAGCGTTTCCAGGTCGGTTTACGAAACCATGATTACCAAAACAGCCAATTACATCCGCAGCAAAGGGAAAGATGTGGTCGAAATCAAATGATGATACCTAAACACAACTACGTCCGAAGTAAAAAGCTGCTGCAGCTGGTGGCGGGGCTGGACTGCCAATGTTGCGGAAGCGGTGAGGTGGTCCAGGCCGCGCATACCAATTGGGGCGGTGGTAAGGGCCGCGGGATTAAGGCGGACGATAACCTGGTGGCTGCGCTATGCCAAAGCTGCCACTTTGAGATCGACCAGGGTGCAAATCTAACCAAAGCCCAGCGCCAAGAAAAATGGATACACGCGCACGTTGCAACCGTGGCAAAATTATGTGACCAGGGCGCATGGCCCGAAAATGTGCCAATTCCATCGTTTAGTGATATAGTGCAAACATGAACCATGAAGTAGCCGAATTTGTCGCCACTTTGCTGCATTCCAGCACGGTAACGCATTTCATGCATTGGTCCACAGAATCATTTTCCAAGCACAAAGCTTTAAGGAAATACTATGCTCAAATTATTGACCTGGTTGACCGATACGCAGAAGCGTATATGGGCAGCTATGAACAGCTTAAAAAATTCCCTGACGAATTTCATAC